TCAGCGGGTCGTAGGTTCGAGCCCTACATCACCCACCAAAAACCTCATGAAAATCAGTGATTTGCAGGTGGTCTTGCGACCATTTTGTGACCGTTTCGCGGGTGTTTGTGATGTCGTGTGATCACAAATTGTCGCACGGTTTTTCGCGATCGCGTTCCTGCTCGTCACCATGCGATAGCCATCGCCGAATTCGACCAGGCAGGAGTTCATCTTGCCGCGCGCCAGGACGGCGCAGGGCTGGCCTTTGCGGCCCTGCCTATCCCAGCGATAGATGTAAGGCAGCGCCCCCATCAGAAGTCCCGGCGGTCGCGCGAGAAGGCGTCTTTCAGGTTCGGCATGATGTTGAACGGGCCGCCCCGCATCATCTGCGAGCGGAGCTCCCTCAGTGTTTCAAGCTCCATCCGGTGGATCACGACGGAATCGGACTTCAGGAAGGCTTGTCTGAGTTCCTCATAGGCCTGCTGCCGGCAGCGATCGGCGATGAACTCACGCATCACCGCCATCACAATTGAAGCAAAAGCCGTCGCTTCTAAATGCTTCTGTTGGTCCTCGATGTACTGCTGGCTCGGGGTTGCTTTCTCGTCAGTCATTCTCTTCCTCCTTGCCCAGGCTTGGGCCTTCGTACCACTCGACGAGTTTGGCCATGGCGTTGTCGGCCATCTCGGCGTTGGTGGCGAGATAGTGTTTCAGGATCCCGGTGGCGCTGGCGAAGGTGTGGCCGGTGATGGCGCAGATCTCGGGGATGGTGCAGCCGGCCATGGCGAGCCAGGTGACGGCCGTATCGCGCAGGTCCTGGTCGCGCAGGCCTTTAAGGCTCGGCATGGTCTTCGCGGCCGCGCGCCTGACGTCGTCGAAAAGGTGGCGGTAGTAATCCTCCTTGAAGGGTTCCCAGCAACGCTCGTTGAGGATCACGAAAGGCGAGATGATCTCGGCCGTCTTGCGGCGCTCGAGGGAGGCCTCGAGGCGGCGGCGCAGCTCGGGTGCCTCGGGCATCGAGACGATGGCGCGGGTCTTCTCCTGGCGGAGCTTGATGCGGCCGCCGGCGCGGTTGAGGAGGGAGAGTACCAGGCGATCCTGCTGGCGCTGTCCGGACCAGACGGCAAGCGTGATCATGTCGCCGACCTCGGGCCGGCCGAGGCTATCGGCCATGCCGACGAAGTGGGCGACCTCCTCTTTGGTCGCAAACCGGACGCGGGGCGGCGGCGACTTCATCTTGAGCTTGTGGGCCGGGTTGATCAGCATCGAGGGCAGGCGGCCGCGATCCATGCCCCATTGCAGGCCGATTCCGAGAATGCGCAGCGAGCCATTGGCCGAATGAAGGCCGACCTTGATCCGCAGCTTGTCGTAAAGGCCGAGGCAGATCGGCTTGTCCAGCGCTTCCGCCGGCGAATGCCAGATGTCAGGAGCATGCGCCTCGACCGTTTCCAGGCGCTGGCGGTAGTAGCGCAGCGTGTTGGGGCGCAGATCCGCGATATCAGGGTTTTCTGTCGGGTTCAGCCAGTCGCGCATCAGGCCGGCGACGGACAGGATATTACGCGTGTGTGCCGGCCTCGCCGCTGCCACCTTCGGGCGGCCGCGACGCGGCTTTGCCCGGGCGCTGGCGAGCTCGCGGGCAAAGTCTGATGACCACAGGCGGGCCTGCGCTTCCGTCATCCATTCGCCATCAGGCGATTTCAGATCCCTGCCGTCATAGCCCATGGTGCGCAGGGTCGGAGACGGCGTGAAGCGCGGTCGCCCGCGCCTCCAGGTGATGTAAGGGATTTTGGGTTCGGTGGGTTTAGCCGGCATAGACGCCTCCCATTTTTTTTCGCCAGTCGAAGAAACCCAGCGCGCCTGGGCATTGTATGAATTCGATCGGCTGCTGGTTCGCGAGCACAAAGCCAAACTTGCCCACGAACCACTCGCTGTCGCTGCGATCGACACAATCGACCACCTCGGCAATCCCTACGATGCCGCCGCGTTTATTATGCCACGCCGGCGCGCTCCAAGTGTCGAACATCCTATTGCTGCTGATTAGGCGCTGACCGGTGTCAATGGTGATGTTCCGACCGGTCACTGGATGGTGCGCACCGTCGCTGTAGGTCAGACACATGGCGCAATCCTCGTCGAGTTTTTTGCCGGCATGGATTGCAACAGGGCCACGAAACTTTGTGGCCCAATCACGGTTCTCGATATCCTTGTGCCTGTTGACGATCAGCCAGGCCCAAGGCTGCATGACGGAGATTGCCATAGCTGGCACGTCCGGACGAAAAGTCATGCCACGCCTCCGACGGCAACCGTGCGCATGTCGATGTCCATGGGGATGACGGCGGCGCCTGTTACCGGCGGGGGATTGCCCATGCTTTCGACCAGGCGCAGCAGATAGGCGCGCTGGCGCTCGTCGGGTATGGCATCGAAGGCGACGGCGCAACGCAGCGCCTGGCGGCTCATCTGGGGCAGGGAGAGGCTTTCGATGGTTTCTGCAATGGTGTTGCCGAAAATGTCGTCGAGGCTGCAGGCGAGCGTCTGTGCGATCAAGGCGAGCTTGGATGCCGAGACGCGGTTCGTGCCCCTTTCGTATTTTTGCACCTGCTGGAAGGTGATGCCGAGTGCCTCGCCCAGCGTCGTCTGGCTCATGCGGCGGAGCTCGCGGATGCGGCGGATGTTGGCGCCGACTGTGGCATCGGTCTGGTCGGGGCGCTTCGGCTTCAAGGTCTGTGTCATGGTCGCTTCCTTTCGCTGGACAAAAAAAGCCCGGCGGCGGAAACGCGAGACTGTCGCCGCCGGGCAGGTGTTGCGCCAGGCTTGGGGCATGGCGCGGGAGGTTCTTGGTATGGGGGGTGTCAGAAGCCGGTTCGGCACCATCGGGAGGCTGTTTGACGCCGGGCCCGATCCCGTCCCTTCCTACTTCTGACGACCAGGACCCTGATTGAATGGGGAGGGTCCTGATGTGGATCTTGGTAGATCAGAAGCCGGGCCGGTTACTGGGGCCGGCCGCGATAGCCGCCGGCGACGGCCGCAGAGCGGGTCAGCACGGCCGCACCGCCCGGCAGGGCGATCACTTCATTCTCATGCAGGATCCAGGCGGCCTCGGCGACAATGCAGGCATTGGCCAGTGTGGCGCGCTCGATGTGGCGCTCGATCGAGCCGAGATAGGCCTCGGATGCGTCGGCATAGGATTTCAGGTCGTCGAGCAGGCGACGCTGCATGTCGCCCAATTGCTCGCCGAGCTGCTCAAGCTCGCGGATCAGATCGCGGGTGCTCATGATGGCTGGCCTTTCAGCTTGTCCAGGGCCAGCTTGCCGGCCTGGGTGATGGTGAGAGAGCGCGGGCCGCGCGACAGCAGGCCATGCTTGGCCAGCGTCTCGATCGTGGTCGCGGGAAAGCGCTTGTTGCCGACGGCCCAGCCGGTTCGGGTGGGCTTCTGGAACTTGTAAAAGTCGATCGAGACCAGGGCGTCCTGCTGCTGGCGGGTGAGCGCCTTGCGCGGATTGGTGAGGACGGGGTTTTCGGAGAGGCTAGTCATAGCTGCGCCCCTCCTCAAGGGAGTAGTCCAAGGCTTCTCGCAGAGCGCCTAGCTCTTGATCCATGATGCGAGTGGCTTCTGTGTTCACGGCCTCGTCGACGTCTGTGTAGACGTAGGCGATCTCCTGCAGCAGCAGCTTGATCTCATTGATGCGGCGAACGCAGAACGAGTGCATGCGCTTCGGCGTGACTTTCCCGGTCGGTCGGCGCGATCCCTTCCTCATGCCCGCGCTCCTTCGCTCGCATAGGCGAGGCGCAGCGCGTGGCGGGTGGCGACGATATCCTCGGGGATCTCGACAGGGTCGATGCGGCGCGGGGCGGCCTTGTGATAGGCGGCGAGCCAGCCTTCGACGGCGGGGCGCGACCAGCGGAACTGCCGGCGCGAGGAGGGCAGGCGGCATGGCATGCCGTGGTTGGCGACGAGGTCCGGAACGATACGCAGAAAATAATCCGGAGCATAGTTCAAGGCAGAGGCGATTTCCTCGGCCGTCACTGTCTGTTCCATGAGGGTCATGGCAGGGCTCCCGTAAGTTGCAAATCCTTGCAATTCGGAAGATGCACATTTTGCATGTGAAAAGCAAACACAAATTTGCATGGGATGCAAACTACCCTAAATTTAGGGGTGTTTGCAATTCGGATGCAAATTGAGTGGCGCCTTCTGTTCGAGAGGGCTTTCCTGGCGCCCTCCTTGCACGCGGGCAGAATTCAGTGTGATGGCCGGCGCTGCACGCGGGCAGAATTCAGTGCGATGGCCGGCGTCTGCACGCGGGCAAAATTCAGTGCGCAGCGCAGTTTTGCCCGCGTGCAAAGTTCAATGCGACGAGGCGCGTCTGCACGCGGGCAGAATTCAGTGCGGGGAGATTAGTGGCGGATGTGGCAACCGCCGACGATGACGCCCATGATGACGACATTCTCGTTGTCGACGATCTCCGGATTGGCCGGCTCGTCATTGGCATAAGCCGACAGGAGATAGGGGGTGCGCCAGACGCGGAACAGTGTTTCGGCCGTGCCGCGTCGGAAATCATACTTCTGGGCGCAGACGGCGTCGCCGTTTCTGGGGATGGCGTCGCGATCGACGGCAACCACCATGCCGGCGGGATAACCCATGGCTGCGAGGGCCGAGGTTTTCAGGCGCCAGAGATCTATGCTGTTCGACTTCGCCGCGATGGAGACGAGCGCTTGCTCCAGCGGGTTGCCGCTTTCGATGTCGATCCGATAGAGGGTCGCCTCATCTTCCGAGAAGGCCTGGATCTTCGGTAGGACGCGGGCTTCATAGGCCGGAACGCGGGTGGCGTCCTCGATCTTCTTCACCGTGCGGGCCGTCAGCGTGTGGCCCATCTCGTCATTGTTGCGAAAGCGCGTGAGCGTCGACGGCGTCAGTCCCGCAATCCGGGCGATCTCTGTGAGCGACAGGTTGGAAGACGACGCAATGTGATCCAGCCAGGCCAGCTGCTGTTCGCGCAGATTTGTCATGCGCATACTGTACGCAGCGTGGAGGCCCATGTTCAAAACTCAATACAGCTATTGACAATGCAAACCAAATCACACCTTCATTTGCAAAATCAAGACATATTTGCAAATCAGGTGACGAAATGCAGCGCTTTGAGGACATTGACGCACGTCGTGCGCGTCTCGGCATAACTCAGCGGGATCTCTGCAGGGCCGCCGACGTCAACGCATCCACCTATAGCCGCTGCAAGGAAGATGGCTACCAGCCGACACAACGGATTCTGCGCAAGCTTTCGAAGGCACTCGACAAGTTGATGCTGGCAAAGCGCGACGAGGTGAAAGCGCTGTCGCGCGAGCTCGACGCCCTGGCCGGAGAGGCTGCCGAATGAGCGAGCAGACGATCCTCATGATGACCGGCGTATTGCCCGAATTCCCAGAGCTCCGCCGCCAGCACTTCGAATGGATGATCGAGGATCTGAACCGCGAGGCCGGCCGCATGGGCTGGGAGGGCGCGGACTTCATCAAATACGGCCTGGCCGGTGGATGGGCGTTGATGGAGGTCAAGCGCGGCAGTCGCTCGCTCACGATGGAACGGCTGACAGCATTTCGAGACGAAGAGCGGCGACGCCGCGAAGAGGAAGAAAGGCAGGTGGCGTGATGCGGCCCAAGATTAGCGACGTCGAGTTGGCGCAATGGGCCGAGCAGCGCGCGGATGACGCCGGGCACCTGGCGCGCGAGTTGATCCTGTATCGCCAAGCGGGCACCCCACCGCCCTCAACGCATGTGCTGCCTATCGAGCTTAACGGCGTGTCCGCCGCTCTCGATAACGGCAAGGGCCTCTGGCGCACCTGCACCGGTTGCCATGAAAGTAACGAAGGCTTCCCGACCGGACCATACAGCACGGTCATGAAGTGCCACCTTGGCGGCGGTTGCTTCGAGTGCGGGGGCATCGGCGCGATCTGGGACACGACCGACTATGAAGACATGGGAAACGCGCTCGCAGAGCAGGCCATCGCGGAAGCCAAGCAGCCGGATCACCGGCATGATTTCGTTCCCCACAAGAAATACCCGTGGTTCTGCGCCTGCTGCGGATATGCGCCTCATGAGCCCCTGAAACACTTCCAGCCGACTGCCACCACGGAGGGCAAGGACAATGCGTGACCTGATGATTGACATCGAAACGTTGGGCAGCCGTCCAAGCAGCGTCATCCTGAGCATCGGTGCCGTCTATTTCGATGCGGAGACTGGCGAGCTTGGCAAAGAGTTCTATGCCGCAATCAAGCCTTCATCGTGCATCGAGGCGGGCCTCACGACCGATATCGACACAATGCTCTGGTGGATGAAACAATCGACAGAGGCGCAGGATGCTGCGTTCTCGGGCGATCGCTTCCTTGCCGGCGTCCTCGGGGAGTTCGGTCTGTTTGCGGTTGCCGGCAGTCCGGCCCGCGTATGGGCAAAGCCGCCGTCGTTTGACCTTGTCCTTCTGGAAGCTGCAATGAGGGCATGCAAGCTGTCACCTCCGTGGCATTTTCGAACGCATCGAGACTGCCGGACACTGTTCGATATCACGGGGGTATCGCAGCCAACCGTGGGCGTGGCTCACAACGCGCTGGACGATGCAAAGGCTCAGGCAGCGGGTGTGATTGAGGCGTATCGCTTGCTGGCTAACACCCCATCGCCTCAGCCGAGGGAGGCTGGTCAATGACCCTGTCCCTCGTCGAAGAGATCGAACAGCTCGCCAATTGCCGGACGCATCAGGACTGCGCCCGGTGGCTGCTGACCTGCCCGCTGTCCAAGCTCATGACCTACGAGATGACGATCAAGAACAGGCTGCGCGAGCGCGGCTTTCTGGTCGGGGTCGAGTATCTGGATCACCAGCTGCGCATGCTGAGGGCGCCCTGCCGCGACGGGCATATGTTGCTGCCGCCCGAGGGCGACAACGTCAACACGATCTGGGACCTGATGCTTGATATCGCGCGGGGCACCCTCGTCGAAGACAACCAGCCTTTCCCGCCTGTCTGCGGGGAGGGCGAGGCGATCTGATTTTCCCCTCTCTGCCGGTTTGTATTGCGTACGGCCCTGATGTTTCGAGGCTGTTGATGGATTTGACTGCGATTTTCGACGAGATCAAGCGCCGCAAGATCAGCGCCAGCGATGTGGAGCGGGTCGCCGGCTTCGGTCGCTGCCACCTGTACCAGCTGCGCATCGGTCGCCGCTCGATGTCACGAGACACCGAAGTGCGGATCAAGCTGGCGATCGCGCGGATCCAGCGCGGCGATCGGCATCATGACGGGCAGCAGGCGGCGGCCGCCTATCGCATGGCGCTGGCAACTGTCGCCCGGAAGATGGGCGCAGATCCGCGCCTGGTGCTCGATGCCGATCCTTCCAAGCGCGCAACGGCAGACCCTATCTGGCTGCAGGCGGCCAAGGTACGCCGCGTCGCCCTCTACATCGCCAATGTCTATCTGAACGTGCCGCAGGCCGAGCTCGCGCGAGCCGCCGGCATGAGCAAGGCGGCCGTGTCGATCGCCATGAACGAAGTCGAAGAGATGCGCGACACGGAAGAGCTCGAGCTGCTGCTCGCGCCGATCGAGGAGGCGTTTGCGTGAGCCAGAACACCAGCACGGCCGTCATGCAGCGCCGATCGGAGCCGTCCGACAGCCTCGACGACTTTCCGACGCCGCCCTGGGCGACGCGGGCGCTGGTCGAGCATGTGATTTTTCCCTATGCCTATGATGCTGAAATGATCGCCCAGTCGCTGGCCTGGGATCCGACGTGCAATCGCGGCTTCATGGCGCGGCCGTTGATGGAATATTTCGGCAACGTTCGGGTGTCTGACATTGCGCATTATGGCTATGCCGGCCAGCGCGGAACGGTAGACTTTCTCTCGCCCGTCGCCGAGGCCACGATCGGCGATGATATCGACTGGCTGATCACAAACCCGCCCTTCCGGCTGGCCGAGAAGTTCATCGCCAAGTCGCTGCGCCTGCAGCTCCGGGGCTTTGCCCTGTTGATGCGCACCTCCTTCCTTGAGGGCGGCGGCCGGCATGATCGGCTTTTTTCCCGATGGTCGCCGACGATCGTCGCGCAGTTTTCCGAACGCGTGGTGATGCACAAGGGCAAGATCGTCGATCCCAATGTGCCGGTGCGCACCTTCGACAAGAAGCGCGGCAAATGGATGATGAAAAAGCCGAGCTCGGCCACCTCTTACATGTGGTTCGTCTGGCTCAAACGCGCGGCGCTTCGCCCTGGTGAAGCGAAACTGGTGTGGATCCCGCCATGTCGCGAGCAGCTTGAGCGGCCGGGCGATTATGCGCCGATCGGAGGTCGGCCATGATCTCCCATGACCGCGACCAGGAGAAGCTGCAGATCAAGGAAGGGCTCAAAGCCCGGATCGAAAGCCTTTGCGCCAAGCTGTTGCCCGATGGGCGCCGGCAGGGGCGGTTGTGGGTGGCGCATAATCCGATCACGCAAGACTATTCCCAAAGCCCGGAATTCAAGGTGGCGCTGACGCGCGATATCGGCGCCTGGAAAGACTGGCGCACCGGCGACAAGGGCGATGTGCTGCGCCTGGTCGAGTATTGCCAGGCCACCGACTTTGCCGGCGCGATGACCTGGTCGCGGGATTTCCTCGGGCTGCGCTCGATGGGCCGGGAGGAGCGGCAGCGCTTCGACCAGCAGATGAAGGCGGCACGCGAGCGGGCGGAGCTCGATGCGGAAGCGATGCGGCTGCGCCGTATGCAGGCGGCCGAACGGCTTTATCTGACCGGCCTTGCCGATGGTGAGGACACGGCGGCCGAGGCGCACGCCCGGGCTTATTTCGAAGGCCGCGGCTGCCCGATCGGCGATATCGTCAACCGGGATCTCCGGACATTTCGGTTCGGATCGGCCGTCGAATACTGGAAGCGGGCGGAATATCGGCACGAGAACGGCCGCCGGCGCAAGGTGAAGGACGGCCCGAAATTTCCGGCGGTGCTGTCGGCCATGCGCGGGCCGACCGGGCTTCTGACGGCGGTTCACTGCACCTTCCTCGATCCCGTTCTGCCGAAGAAGCTTTCCGTCGAGTCCGGCGAGAACGCGAAGATGATGTTTGGCGAGGCCAAGGGCTCGATGATCCGGATCAGCCATGGGCCGGAAGGCCTGCCGCCGGAGACGGCGCGCAAACCGTATCCGCTTGTGCTGTGCGAAGGGGTCGAGGACGGCTTGAGCCTGGCGCTCGCCATCCCCGAGGCCCGTGTCTGGGCGGCCGGCTCGCTGTCGGCCATGGCCTCGGCGCCGATCGGCCTGCCCTGCATCTCGGCAGTGATCGTCTCCCAGGACAACGACTGGCACTCCAAGACCGCGCAGGCCCAGTTCGAGGCCGTGCTCGAGCAGCTCGAGCAGGCGCGAAAGCCGGTGACGACGATTTCGAGCCATGTCGGCAAGGACTTCAACGACCTGATGAAAGGGGATGAATGATGCGGATCAAGAAGGGGGACGGAAAAGGAAACGAGCAGCTGTTCGTCAGTGTGGTCGATGGAAAGCTGCAGATCTCGATTGGGATCGCGCTGCTCGCATTTGCGGTTCAGGCGCCCGACGGCGCTGGCTGGCCGGAAGATTGGCATATCAATGACATCAACAAATTCGCCGCCAGTATGGCGCGGCAGCTGCGACGTGAAAGCGAGAACGGCACAACGCCGGTGCATCGCATGTTTGACGCTGCTGCGATCGAAGTGCTCGAGCAAGGCGAAGACGGTGTCGATGAAGGCTCTGTCGAGATCGGCATAAAGCTCGCCCAGGACTTTCTGGGGCCGACGCATCGCGCCGAGGCGGCCAAGCCATGACTGATATCGGCCACAACTCCACCATTCACGGCATCGCGCGCGACCAGCTGCGCGCCTTCGTCGAGCGCATCGAGCGCACCAACGAAGAGCTCAAGTGTCTGAACGACGACAAGAAAGACATCTACGGCGAAGCGAAGTCGATGGGGTTCGACACCAAGATCCTCAAGAAGCTGATCGCGCGCCGGGCCAAGGATCCGCAGGAGCGGATGGAAGAGGATCTCATCCTCGAAACCTACGAACGCGCCCTCGAGGAGAGCGACGACGGCTCGCAGGACTAACCCCAAGGAAGGACCAGGACATGAGCAGCAGGAAGGGAAAGCCCCATGAAGAAGTGCAGGCAGGATCTGGATCGGAAGCGGGCGCGGCGGCTGGCGAAGCTGCAGGCGGATCGTCGGAGCTGGGCGCGGTACGTGACGATGCGGCCGCCGCAGCTGACGGCGATGTCGGCCAATCACCGGGCGCGGTATCTGGCGCGGATGCGCCGGCAGGGGAAACGCCGGCGGTGCCGGGCGCTGATGGAGGTGTGAGCGATGTTGGGACTGATGTCGGAAATGAGGCGGGTGAAGGTGCAACGCCAAGCGGCGGAGGCCGAGACACGGATCGGGATGCTGGTGGCGGAGAACCTGCAGCGGCAGATGGCCTCGACCAGGATCAGCCAGACGCCGGCGCCGTCAACCAGCCAGCTACCAACGATTCCGACGCCAGCGCCGACGGCGGAGCAAATATTGAGCGATCTGGCATCGTGGGTGGCGGATCCGGAAGCGCGGATGATGGAGCCGTTCAAGGCGACGCCGGAACAGTGGGAATCGCTGCAGAAACTTCCGATGGCGCCAACGGGGCTGGGTCCGAAGGGCATGGCACAGGCGAGTACACCGGAGGACCTGATCTTCAAGGCGATGATCTACGGGATGGCCGTGATGCTAGTGGAGCCGGAGCCACCGATGACCGCGACGGAAGTGCGGGCGCTGCAGGCGAGGTGGGAATAGGTGAAGGGGATCAGTCTGATGCAGACAAGGGACCCATCAATTTCGGGGACATGAACCTCGACGCGGCGCGCGAGGCCTATGAGGCGGCCATGCTGGCCGGCGTGATGGTGATGGCGGCGGATGCGCCTGGCGATGTCGACGCCATTCTCGACGGGCAGGTCGACGACACCGCCTATGCCTCGATGGCAGCGTTTGCCCGGCGTGTCGGCCGGGCCTGCACGCCGCATGTGATGGCCTCGCATCTGCATCTGGACAAGCGGCGAGCCGACCCGGAGCCGTCGCGGGTGGAAGTGATCGCCTACCAGGCCTTCATCACCGTGCTGCTCGACCTCGACGATCTGAAAATGACGATCGCCGCCGAGAAGGCGCGCGCGGCGGCGCAAGCCCAGCCGGTGGCACCGACGCCGATCGAGGACACGATCCTCGAAGAGGTCGACGGGTTTTTCACGCCGACATGGTGACGCTTGAGCCTGTCGACTGGGCGGTGATTGCCACCGCCCTGGCGCTCACGGCCGTTTCGGCCGCCGGCGCCGCACGCGAGATCCTCACCCGGCGATCCTGCCGGGTGAGGTGGTTCCCAGCAAACGAGGATGAGACGATGAACGACCAAACCCACGTGCCCAGCACCAGCGACCAGCGCACCGCCAACAACACGCCGCGCCATACCTACCGCGTCCTGTCGGACGAAGAGAAAGCCCGCATGCAGGCGATCAAGGACAAGGGGCAGGAGCTTCTCGACCTGATCGCCGACGCGGGCAACAGCCGCGAGCTGTCGATCGCGCGCACCAAAACGGAAGAGGCGGTCATGTGGGCCGTCAAGCATGTGACGGCCTGACGATGGAAACGCAAATGCAACAGTATTTCGGCACCAAGATGGTCGCCGCCCGGCCGATGACGCGCGCGGCCTATAACGACTTTCGCGGCTGGCAGTTGCCGGCCGACGAGAACGGAGCCGACGAGGGCTATCTCGTCGAGTATCAAGACGGCGGCGCCGGCAACCATCCGGATCATGAGGGCTATATCAGCTGGTCGCCAAAAGAGCAGTTTGAAAAGGCCTATCAGGATTTCTCGCAGCTGAGCTTTGGCCACGCGATCGACGCGCTCAAAACTGGTTTCCGCCTGCGCCGGGCCGGCTGGAACGGCAAGGGCATGTATATCTGGCTCGAGGATGGGAGTTTCGCTCGCAGCGACGACCTCGCCGAGATGCCGCAGCTGATCAGCGGCGTCGACGGCCGGCTTTTCGAGCCGGGCGACGCCGGCACCATCACACGCATGCCGCATCTTTGCATGCGCGCAGCTGACGGCTCCACCGTGACGGGCTGGCTGGCCAGCCAGACCGACATGCTGGCCGAGGACTGGCAGATCGTCGAGTGAACGACCCATGACCGGGCGGGGCCACCCCCTGCCCGGGTGATGCAATGCGATATGCGCGGGTGCCATGAAGAAGACGAAAGCAGTACAGGGCGGAGTTGCCGGGATCCGTGCGCATTTTCAGGACGCGATGGCGATTCTGAATGATGCGAAGGCGATCGAGGATCCGGACCCGAATAAGCCGCGCAACGGGATCAAGCCCGGCCAGTGGGACGGCGCGCCGCATGACCGCATGCCGCCGGATTGCCCGGTGACCGTGCTCGGCAAAAAGGGCGATGCGGTCTATGTGATCTCGGCGATCGGCGAGATGCACGAGGTCACACGCTGGGACCTGCCGACGCTGACCAGCCTTTTCGCACCCTATGTGAACTATCTGTTCTGGGCCTGGCCGGCATTCGGCAAGGCCGAGCAGGACCCGGAGACGGGCGAGGCGCTGCCGCCCAAGGTCAAGCGCGTGGAGCGCGACAAAGCAGCCATGGCTCTGATTGCCGAAGCCGGCCGCAAGGGCATCTTTGATCCGCAGAGCAATGTGCGCGGCCGTGGCGGCTGGAAGGCACAGGACAAGTTCATCTGGCACAATGGCAAGATGCTGTTTTCCGTCGACGTGAAGACGGAAGCCAAAAGCGGACGCGCCCAGGCATGGAACCTGCAGGCGACCAGGCCCGGCGAATTCGACGGCTATTTCTACGCCCAGGACAGCGAGATCCTGTCGCCCTGGCGCGAGCCTGTCGGTTATCTCGACAGCCCGGCGCATCAAATCCTGCAGGATTTGAAAAGCTGGAAATGGGAGCGGCCGACGCTCGACCCGGTCTTGTTCCTCGGCTGGCTGATGAGCGCCTATCTCTCCGGCGCGTTGGAGGTCCGGCCTATCCTCTTTACCACCGGCGGCGCCGGAACGGGCAAATCGACGCTGCATGGCATTGTGCGCGCGCTGCTCGGATCCGCGCTCTATTCCACAGCCAACACCACGGCCGCCGGCATCTATCAGAACATCCGCCAGGACAGCCGGCCGGTCGCGGTCGACGAGTTCGAGCGCAAGGCCGGCGGCACCAAGGAACAGGCGATCGTCGAGCTCGCCCGCCAGGCCTATTCCGGCGCCAAGGGTTATCGAGGCGGTGCCAATGGCGACGGCACGGAATTCGAGCTGCGCTCAAGCTTCATGTTTTCCGCCATCCTGCATCCTCACCTCGGCGTGCAGGACCGCACCCGCATGGTGATCCTGAACCTCAACCCGCTGGACAAGAACGGAGCTTCCGAGCAGCCGATCATCAAGGAAGAATGGGGGCGGATGCTGCTGCGCCAGGTGATGGACGGCTGGCACGATCTCAATACCTTCGTACTGCCGAAGTGGCGCCGGATCCTGTCCTCGTCGCGGCTGGCCTTCGATGCCCGCGCGATTGACACCTATGGCACGGTGCTGGCCTGCGCAGAGCTCGCCGTGGGCGAGCTCGGCCTTGTCCAGGCGGGCTTTCCCTCCTTGGCACCTGGCAGCGCTGAGCTCGATGCCGATTGCCTGGTCGACCTGATCGCGTTCGCGACCGCCGAGGAGCGGGCGGCCCAGATGCCGAAGTGGCAGGAGGTGATCGAGAAGGTCATGTCTGCGACGCTCGAAATGTATGTCGCCGGACGGAAACCGAGCGTGGGTGAAACGGTCGGCCACCTCGAGCAGGGGACGGATCTGCTGGATCTGCGCGAGGCGCGCGCCAGGCTTGCCATGATGGGGCTGGGCCTTCGCGACAAGGGCAAGCCCGGGCAGGGCTATTGCCTGGCGATTCCGAAGAACGACGACAAGCTGAACCGGCTATTCTACGATGGCGAGTTCAACCATGGCGGCTGGACTATGGCGCTAAAACAGGCGCCCGATTCGATCGTGCTGCGCGGGCTGGAACGGAAGTTCACCAATGTGGATATCAACCGCCTGACAAAAGACTGCCTGCTGGTGGACCTCGCTGGCTATGATGCGTGGACCGGACGGGGCGACGTAGAGGCTTAGCCTACCCCCTTGCCCGCGCCCTGGTGCAGCGCTAGATGCCCTTCATGAGCATCCACCCACCCGGCAAGCCCCTCGACCATCCCGACCGCTTCCTCGACTGCCAGCAGGCACTTGAGCCGGCATTCCAGAACGTGGTGGAGCGCGCCACGGCAGCCGGCTGGGAAGAAGTCGAAGTTGTCGCGGCACTCGTGACACTGGCGGATCACCACATGTTGGCCCGGGGCGAAAACATTGCCCTCGACGAATTGCTAGCCGATCTGCGCCGGCGGTTGGGCCGATGACTGTTATCGTCATGCCCGACGGGCGGCGTTTCAGGCCCGTGCAGTGGCACGACGCACATATCCGCACCATTCCGCACCATACCACCGCCGTCGCATCCTGCCGCGCCTGTGGCAGCTTGCGCGAGATCCCGGCCGAGGTGATCCGCACTGATGCAAACAGCTCGCGCAGCATTAGCCAAGCGGCGGCCCGGCTGCGCTGCTCGAGCTGCGGGGCACGCGATGCGGATCTTATGTTCGGAGATTATGGAGGCGAGCCGCCGGCGCTGTAAGGCTCAAGCCCTGCCAGCAGTGCAGCGCAAGCCAGGTCCGTCTGCTTCTGCGCAGTGCCGCCCTTTTCGAATTGCGAGATTCGGTCGAACGTGACGCCTAGGAGCGCGGCCGCATCTGCCTTGTGGCCATGACCGGTGCGGACCTTGCCCGCCGCCTGCATGGCTTCCAGCCATCCCTTAAAATCGTCTGCCGTCATGGTTCCGCTCTCCTGGTCGTCGTGTTAAACAGGTTCGTCCTTTCGTGAGGACCGCCCGGAAACGGGCCGAAAGCCGGGCGCTGGCAAAACCGCCCGGCTTTCGCTTTTTAGAATGCAAAGGCCAGCTGTGAAGCCTTGCCGGCCGGCGCTGCAGCGATCGCGGCCGATCGTTCCTGCAGGAAGGTTTCCAGCGGTTCCGCTGCAGCCTTGAGCGCCCGCTCGCGGATGAAGTCAAGCACCTTTTGTGCCTCCGATGCTGCCCGATAGAATGCGCGGCTGTCGCCCTTGAGCACCTTGATCCAGCTGGCAATGTATTCCGGATGCTGGAGGTTACCGGCGACGCCGAATTCCATGCATAGGAACGCGGCCGACAGCTCGGCGACCAGTTCCTCGAATGCATAGGCGTTGTCACCGAAGCGCTTGCCGAAAGTCCGGTTCAGGCGCTTTTCATGTCCCGTCGAGTGGGCGAATTCGTGAAAAGCGGTCGCCTTGTAATGCCCGATCGTGCTGAAAGCCTCCGGCGCCGGCATGCGGACAAAATCTTGCATCGGCTGGTAGAAAGCCCGATCGCCGCCATGCTGCAGGGCAACGCCGATCACGTCAGCAAGCTCGGCGACGTCGCCGGGGATCTCTGAGGGCTTGGCGATCGCAGAAGTGTCGAGCTCGATGCCGGCGACCTGGTCGATGTTGAAGACGGTATAGGCCTTGATGATGAAGTGTTCGACCTTGCCATTCTCATTGACGCGGCCGCGCTCTTCGTCGGTCTTGGGCTCGCGCTCGATCTTCGACATGAAATAAACCTGCTCGCCCTTCGACCCCTTGATGACAGAGCCGCCGGCTGCCTTGATCTGCTTGAACGTTGCGAAGGCCGGCACCTGCCAACCGTTATCGATGCAAACGCAATAGAGCATGATCGTATTTACGCCTCGGTATGCCGATTCCGTCGTGAAATTGAACGGCATGGACGCGATCGGCGCGCCGGCCGACTTCCAGGGGCGAACCCAGGCGGCGACACCCTTCTCGAGGTCGGCGAGGATCTTGTCGGTGATGCGCTGATAGGGGGAAACGGTCTCGATCTTCTTGGTCATTGGAGGATTCCTTTTCGTGAGGTTGCCACCGGCTGGCATCCGGTGTTGAGTTATTAAATACCGAATAATTCGGTATATGTCAATCCCATATACCGAATTATTTTGCATTTAATTTCTTCGATACCCTCGCCCTGGTCGTCTCTCAAGTCGATCGCCGCGCCTCCCATTTAACTCTTCCCCCGCCCCGAGGGGGGAGAGAAAGCGGAGCCCGCGCCACGTTGGCGATGGCCGCAGGGGAGCCATGACACCCCAAGACAGGCCGAGACCTGCGGCATTCGAGCGCCGGTGCGTGAAAAGGCGCGGGCACTTAACGCAGCCGAGGCCGTGTGCAGGATGCCGGTGGCGGCGATTGCGGCCTGCCATCCGGGTGCGGGTGGTGTCAGTCTCTCCGGTCTGTAGGTTCGATGTAGGCCGGATGTAGGCGAAAATGTAGGTTCGAATTCCAAGGAAAATCAGAGACATGACGTGTTTGCCTACGAACCTACAGGCCAATGACTGCTTTTTCGCGCGCGCGCGCATGCGTCACGTGAGAGGAGAGAGATGTAGGTTTGTAGGTCATAGGTATATGTTCCTGATTTCGCTGGCAGATCGAGCCTACAAATCGACCTACATCCTGCCGACATCCGACCTACAGACCGCCGATCGAATAAAGAAACCGGGGAATATCGGATGACGGGCGACGACGGCCGGAATTTGGGGCTTCAAGGGGCACACACGCCGGGCGAAAATTCCGCCGAGGCCGACCAGGCGCGAGCGGCAAAGGTCGGATCCGTGAAGGCGATGGCCGAGGCAGCAATCGGCGACCTGGTCGGCCAGATGATGCAGCGCGACGACGAGGCCGAGCAGGTTTCCCTGATGCTGGACGAAGCCGACGAGCAACTCGCTCTCTTCCGTGGGCCGGTGCGGCATGTCGCGGAACAAATCGATCGCTCGCGGAAAGGGCCAGGGCGGCCCAAGGGATCGAAGAACAAGGCCTCTGCCGAGTTCGCCGACGTGCTGCAGCGCATGGGCTACCGGCATCCCGGCCTCAACCTTGCGGCCATGGCCAATGCCGAGCCGGCGGCGCTGGCGATCGAGTTGGGCCTGTTGCCGGAGCCGCCGGAGGGTGTCGAGGCCTATGACTGGCTAGTCGCCTTGGTCGAGGCCGGCAAGCTGCAGCGCGACGCCGCGCGTGATCTGATGGTGAAGGCCTACGATATACTCGGCAAAGCCAATGCCGAGCTCATGCCGTATTTCGAGAGCAAGGCTCCGACGAAGGTCAACGTCGACAAGAAATCCGTCCTGGGCGTGATGGTAATCGGCGACATGACGGCACCCAGCCATACCGAACGCAAGACGCTCGACCTGACGAAATTCGATGCGCCCGAATAAGGAAATCAACGGGTTAGCCGTGCGACATGGTCGCGGTATGGTCGCACGATAGCCAAGCCATTGAAAACAAACAGGTTCGCGATGATCGCAAATCATCGGAACCGTTTGACCTCGGCACCATTTCGGCCGGCAGGTCGGCGGCCGCTCCCCGATCGGCAGGGGGTGCCCTCGCGTGCGGGCGCAGGCGCGCGCGGAAAGGTTTCAAAATACGGAACCGGCCTGCCCCCCATGGGGGTCGGTTGTCACACACACCGGCCTTTCTCGTTTGCCTGACTGAACCCACCGGCCGCCGATCAAAACTTGTCCCTCAAGAGGCGGGCGCGGGCGCGCGTCCTCGCGGCTTATGGAGGGCCGAGGGTATGGGTATCAATATCAGGCATTACGAGCCGCCGGGGCCAGTCGGTGCTGCCTTCATCAATTCGCGCGGACCGCTCGATTTCATCATGGGCCCGGCGGGATCGGGCAAGACGGTCTGCTCTGTCGTGAAGGGGCCGCGCCTGGCGGCCAGCTACATGCCGGTGTGTCGGGACGGGTGGGTGCGGTTCAAGCAAGTCGTGGTGCGTAACACCTATCGCGATTTCGCCCGAACCTATCTGGCCTCCTGGTATGAGATGTTTCCGGAGGCGCATCCCTGGACTATCAGCCACGAGGGCGGGCAGGACCGACCGATCAAGCACCGCCTGCAGTGGGAGGTCGAGCGCGGCCGCGACAAGATCAAGATCGATTTCACCCTGGAGACGGGCGCGATCGGCGACCACAATATCGAGCAATTCGTCAAGGGCTACGAAGTCTCTGCCGCCAGTGGCAACGAATGCGACCTTCTCGATCCGAATGTGCATGGCCTGCTGTTTCAGCGTACCGGCCGTTATCCGCCGGTCGAACAGATCGCGCCGGCCGAGCTTGATCGGGTGTCGCGGGACGGGCGCCAAGCCATGCGGGATATGGGTCTGCAGGTCGAGGATGATGAGCCGGTGCTGCCGCGCGTCTACTGGGGGGACATGAACCCGCCGGATGTTGATCACCAGATCCTGCAGGATTGCGGCTATGGTGAACACCTGGACAAGCGGAAGCCCGGATACAAGCTTTTCCACCAGCCGGGCGGCCTGGACAAGGCAGCTGAAAACCGCAAGGGCAAGCCTCGATCATCCTACGAGCTCGAGGCGGCAACCCAGCCCGAGCACCTGGTGCGCCGCATGGTGCATGGCCTGCCGGGCTATGTGATGGACGGCAAGCCGGTCTATCCCGAATTCAATCAGCGGATTCACGTTTCCGATTCCCCGCTCGACCCGATCCCGGGCGTGCCGTTGTCGTTCGGTGCCGACGCCGGTGGATCTCCGGCCGCGACCATCGGGCAGTTCCTTCCGAATGGCCAGCTGCGCCTACTTGCCGAGATCTGCGCCGAGCCGGGAACCGGGCCGTCGCGCTTTTCCCAGATCGTCTATGAACTGCTGATAGAGCGGTTCGCCGGCTTCGCCTTTCGTGAGGCCTTCGGCGACCCTGCCGCCTTCTACGGCGCCGACACCAAGAACGGCGAGCTGCACTGGATGGGCACGGTGAGCAAGGCGCTCTCGCTCAACATCATGCCGACGGAAACGAACGAGCCGGCCATCCGCCAGGACGCGGTGCGCTGGTATCTGACCGGCATGATCGATGGCAATACGCCGCGTATGATTGCCGACCCGCGTTGCAAAATCCTCATCGGGGGATTTGCCTCGCACTACAAGCTGACGAAGCAGGCCTCGGTCGGCGGAACCGACAATCTCGCCGTCGTCAAGAACCGCTATTCGCATCCGCAGGACGCTCTCCAGTACATGTGCCTCGGCCATCGCGGCCTGCCGGGAGTGATCAGCGATGCTGCCCAGCTCGGCCGCGCCGGCAACGTCATGTCGATGCAGACGATCCGTGACAGGAAGGCAGCCCAGCAAGGCCCAAAGCGGGATTTCAACGTATGGGACTGCTGAGGTCCGTCTCGCCGGCGAGCCTCGACGATTGCCTTGAGGCGGCCGGCTCGCGTGCGCTCGCACGCAAGGCGCTGATCTGGCAGCGCGAGAAGGGCGACAGCCTGGCCATCTTCGACGATGACGAGCTTGTCGCCGTTGCCTTCCTCGTGCCGATGGAGGGGCGCCTCGAATTCTGCCTCGCCTTACGTGCGGGCGCACGCGCGAGGATGTTGCCGCTCTGCCGCTATGCCCACTTAACGCTTTCCCGCCTCGCCGAGACTGGTGCCGTCATCACTTGCCATGTCTGGGCCGGCAATACCGCCGGTCAACGCATGGCGCGCCTGGTGGGCTTTTCGCCCGACCAGGGAACGTTATGGAGGTGGGCTGGTCATGGCGAAGGTCGTCAAGGGACTGTTCGGCGGGGGCGATGACGGCGCCGCGAAAAAGGAGGCCGCAAAGAGCCGGCAGCTTCAGCAGGTTGCGAATGACCGGCAGCTGGCAGAGCTGAACCGCAAGGATACGGCGGTCGCGGCCTCACGCCGGGCGCCGCGCGGCCGTCGTCTCTTCGAAGATGGCCCGACCTCTTCGGATGCGGTGCTCAACTGATGGCCGAACCCGAGCTCGAAAAGATCAAGAAACGCCGCGCCAAAGCATGGGACGGCCGCGCACCCTGGCAGTCGATCTATCAGGAGGCCTATGATTTCGCCGTGCCGATGCGTCGGCCGGCCGGGCCGGGAAAGCTCAAATACACCGATCGCCTGTTCGACATGACGGCACCGATGTCGGCCATGTATTTCGCCGGTCAGCTGCAGCGGGATCTCTTTCCCGCCGGCCAGCCTACATTCGTGCTCGAGCCCGGCCCGATCGCTGCGATGGCGCTGGGAAAAAGCGAGCGCGACAAGCTGGAGCGCATCCTTGAGGGCACGTCGGCCCTGATGCACCCGTTTTTTCTCGCCGGCGACTGGGATACTGCCATCCATGAGATGTGCATCGATCTCGCTGTCGGGACCGGCGCGCTCCTACCGGTGAAGGGGACGCCGGACAAGCCGGTACATTTCTGCGCGATTCCGTTCGACCAGATCGCGGTTGGAGTCGATGCCTTCGGCCGGGTCAACTTTGTGTCCTGGAAGCAGGACGGGCTCGACATGGAACAGATCGTCGGTGCGTTTCCGAATGGGATCTTTCCCGGCGACTTCGTGGAAAAGGCGAAAAACACCAACTCGACCACGGTGACGCTCTACCAGGACTTCTATCAGGACCAGGACCCGCAGGGAGGCTGGCACTTCGTCGCCTATGTCGACCAGTCTGTGGTTCCGATCGCCCATGAGCGCTATCGGACGCAACCGATCGCCGTACCGCGCTATTACCGCGTGCCCGGTGAATCCTACGGCCGCGGCGTCATCTTGACGGCGCTGCCGACCATCAAGACGCTCAACAAGGTGCAGGAGCTTGCGCTGAAGACGGCCGCGATCTCGATGCTCGGGATATGGGGCTATCGCTCCGGCGGCACATTCAATCCGGATACGGTGCGAATGGGCCCTGGCGAATTCTGGGCCATGCAATCGACCGGGGGTGTGTTGGGGCCTGATATCACCCGGCTCGATACGCCGGGGTCCCTCAATGTCGCGAATGTCCTGGTCGGCGACCTGCAGGGGCAGATCAAGCAGGCGATGTTTGACACCCGGTTGCCGGAATACCAGGGCACGCCGCGTTCTGCCTCGGAAATGGCTGCCCGGATGCAGCAACGCACGAACATTCATATCGGCGCGTTCGGCCGCCTGGTCAACGAAATCATGCCGATCATCGTCCCGCGCGTAGCCGAAATCCTCTACGACTTCCGGCTTTTGCCGCAGGTGACAAACATCGACGACCTGATGGTGACGGTCTCTGTCCGCTCGCCGATGAAGGCCGCGCTGAATGCCGATCGGCTGGCCGCGATCGCCAATTATCACGACATGGTTCTGGCCTTTGCCGGGCCGGAACGTGCGCGCCTCTACGAGAACCAGGACGCCATCATGGGCAGGATTGCCGAGGGCCTGCAGATCGACAAGGCACTGATCCCTTCGGAAGGCGAGCGCAAAAAGATCGAGGACGATATCGCCAAGGAACGCGACCAGCAGCTGATGGCGATGTTTGCCCAGGAAGCGGCAAAGCAGGCACCGAAAATGATGGCTGACGCTGCCGGCGCCGACATGCAGGCGGCCGCCTGATGGCCGGGCCGTTGATTGCGTCGCGCGAGGCGCTGCCCATGGATCTGCTCGAGCAAAGCGCGATCGGCGACGGTTGGGGCGGCATGGATGTGATCGAGCGGCGGCTCGGCATCAAGCCGGCCGACATGCTGCCGGAGGATGAGCTTGCCGTGTTCATGTGGGGGCTGTCGCGCACGACCCAGGGAAGGGCGATGATTGAATACCTCCTGGATGTCTCGATACGCCAGCCTTACCGGCCGGTCGGAACGTCGATCGAGGAGACGGCACTTGCGGCGGCCGTGCGCCAGGGCGTGAACGCCATTCCTGAGCTGATCCTCAAAGCCATCGCCAAGGGCGGCGATATCGTCCTGCAACGGAACCAGAATGGAGCTGGATCATGAGAGACTTCCTCAACCGTATACCAATCGTTTTCAACGCTGATGGCGGCGGTGGCGGCGGTGGCGGTGCAGCACCGGCGGCGACGCCGGCGGCCGCTGTCCCGGCTCCGGCGGCGCCCGTAGCTTCGGCGCCGGCAACTCCTCCCGCCGGTTCCGAGGGGTCTGTCGCTCCGCCTCCATCGGGTGCCGCAGATCTGCCTGCAGTGGCGCCTCCTCCTCCCGCCCCTGCAGGCACCACTTACCGTCCTGATGGCCTGCCCGACCACATGCTCGGCAAGACCGACCAGGAGACGATCGACAACCTGAAAAAGGCCGTCGACGGTTATCGGTTGCGCGATGCGGAAGCGGGGGTTCCGTCCGACCCGAAGGCCTATGGCGAATTCGGCACCGATATTCCCGACACGATCAAACCGCATCTCGACGAGATGATGCAGGATGATCTGTGGAACCGGGTGACGGCCAAGGCTTCGGAGCTGAAGGTGTCGAAATCCCAGTATCAGGGCCTCGTCATGGAAATGATGTCGGCCTCGGCGGAGATGGGTATCCTGGAGCCGCCCGTCGATCACGAAGCGGAGAAGGCGCTCCTGGTGCCGGAAGCGGCCAAACGCCTGCCGGCAACCGAGCAGAAGGCGGCGCGTGAACGGCGCATGACGGAAAACTTCGCCTTCGTCGATACGATGGTGAAGAGCGACCAGAACCCGGCAGGGGTATCCAAGGAAGCGGCGGAATATGCCAAGGCGATGCTTGGCGATACGGCGCGAGGCCACGAGTTCATTGAGGCGATGCGGGCCATGGCCGGCGGCAAGCCCGGTGGGCCCGCGATGAACTTGGACGGGGCGGTCGCTCCTGCGGACCCAAAGGAAGATATCAGCCGTCGCGCGGCCTTGCCGGAAAATACCTGGGGCCATGCCGCATTCGACCAGGCCAGCTACGACAGGCTTGTGGCTGATCGCCGTCGGTTTTTCGGTGACTGACCACACTGAACGCTTCCCGGCCGGTGGCAGATTCGAGCTGCATACCGGACGGGAGCGACCCCACGGCCAGCGGCTATCCTTCACCGGACCCGCGACTGCCCAAGGCTAATCGGCCCTCACGGTGATTTCGTCCATCACTCCATCATGAGGGTTTTTCCATGCCAGTTTCCACATGGTTCCGCGAAGAGATCAAGGATCTCGTCCGCGCCCGATACATTGCCAAGGGCGGCTATCTCGACGACACAATGCTGAAGGGCGAGAGCTCGGCCGGCACGGTGAAATATCCGGTCGGCGGCGGCCGCGTCGAGATGTACGAACTGACCGGCGCCATCAACAAGGTGTCCGCTTCCTCCGTCAACCTCGACATGGTGACCCTGGTCACCAAGGATTACGAGGCTTCGGTCTATTTCCGCATGCAGGATGAAAAGCGCATGGGGCCCAGCCTGAAGGCGAAGCTTGCCGACGACCTGACCAAGGCGCAGCGGCGCAAGAAGGACCGTATCAAGCTCGATGCTCTCAACGCATTCGCCTCGACCGGCGCCACCACCCTGACGGATACGCCGAGCGCAGTCACGACGATCGGCGACGGCACAGCGCGTGTCGATCTGCTCAACGCCATTCAGGCGATCGACCAGATCTCCGGCGCCGGCTCGGACGAAGAAGTGTTCTGGCCTATACCCGCTGTCTGGATGTCCCAGCTGCTGATGTACAAGGAGTTCTCCAATTCCGACTACATGGGGCCCAGTGATCTGCCGTTTGCCAAGGCCAGCAAGGTCACCCGTAAGACCTTCCGGGGCGTGCATATGTTCACGATCCCGGACGAATATTTCACCTATGGCACCGGTGGTTATGTCGCTGGTACGCCCGGTTTCACGGGCACCGGTTACCTCGACACCTTCATGTACACGAAGGACGCCATCGGCTCGGAGACCTTGTGGGACCAAGAAAACATGACGATGGAGCCGCTGCCCGATTACGAAGGCACGCCGCATGTCTGCAAGGTGCAGCTTTCGTCGGCGTCGATCGGCATCCTGCCGGAAGGCGTGAAGCGTGTTCGCAATCTCGCCATCGCATCGGCGATCCGCGTCTAGCATTCCTGATGAACCGGGCCGGCGGCAATCGCCGGCCTTTTCCACACTGCTTTGAACGGGGATTCCCATGGCACATGAACCACGCCAGCTGCGGCGCTATAACAGCATCACGCTTTCCGGCAATCGCACGATCCACTTTTGCAACTACGCCACCGACCATACGGCTGCCGAAGTGGTTACGGCCGGCTACTTCAACGACAGCCGCGCGGCCCTCACGGTCGGTTCCATCATCGATGCGGTGATCGATGTGGACGGAACAAAGGACAATATCCGGGTGCGCGTGACGGCCGCGCCGGCGTCCGGAAATGTGACTGTAGCCTATGACGGTGTCGCTGCAGGCGCCTGATCGCCGGCCCTCACTGAACGATGGACCGTGGCCGGTAGTCTCTGGCCACGGTTTTTCTTTTTCGGGGGCCCGCGATGGCGATCGACAAGCAGACGATCATCAACTGGACGCTGACCGATATCGGGGTCGGCCCGATTTTCTCCACCGACGACGGCTCGGACCTGTCGGAAGTCTGCGAAAACGTCTGGCAGCGGACGGTCGACCAGGTCATCGGCCTGCACGACTGGACCTTTGCCCGCAAGACCTTCAAGAATCGCCGGCGCGCGGCCGAGCCGGAAAACGGGTGGCGCTATGGTTTCGATCTGCCGGGCGTGCGCATCGGCAATCCTCTCAAGGTGATGGACCAGGCCGGCGCCAGTCCCCGGCCGCTGCGGGAATTCACGATCGAGGAAGGTATCCTCTTCTGCAATGTGCCGGAGACCTGGTCTCTGGTGAAATGCGAGGTGGATCCCGTCGCCTGGCCGCCGGAATGGCGGGCGGCCTTCGTCATTGCGTATGGCGGATATCTGGCTGTGCCCGTCTGGAATGACGAGAACATGCGCGACGCGCGATTGCAGGAAGCCTTTGGAACACCGTCGAGGGAGGGCACAGGCGGATTGTTCGGCCGGCTGATGGCACAGGACAAGGCGTCGAACCCGGTCGGTGAACCCATGCAACACGACAATCCCGTGACCGGCGTTCGTGCCCAGGGGGCAGGCACCGGCTTTGATGATCACTGGGCCGGAAGGTATCGCTGATGCCATTGCGCGGACCTCTCAAAAGCTCGGCCAATGCAGGCCAGATGTCGGAAGACCTGCAGGGCAAGGTGGGGCTGAAACAGTATTACTCGGCGGCAAAACTGATGCGCGGTTTTGAGCCGATCGCCCAGGCCGGCTTTGCCAACATGCCCGGCTCAGCCTATGTCGGTCCAGCGCTGTCGTCGGCCTGCAAATGGGGCGTATTGAAGGTCAACGCCACGCTTTCCTACACCCTGCTGTTCTCCGCCGAGAAATGCGAGATCTGGCGGAATGACAGGGTAAAGCGCGCGACATTGACGATCGCGTCAATTACCGCCGACATGATTCCGGATCTGAGGTTCTTCGGTGAGGCTAACACGTTCGGCGTCTTCCATCCGCAGCTCAACAATGGTGTGGGGCTGCGGCTCTCCCGCAATGCCGGCGATGATACAATATGGACGGTGACGAGCTGGCCCCTTGTCAATCTGCCGGAAGTCGATCTCGGCGGCACTTATACCAAGACCAATGACGTCTGGGATATCTTCATTCGCTGGGCATCTGGCGCTCCGGGGCTCACCCTGTCGTGCAAGGTCGATGGCGTTGTGGTTCCATCCGTTTCGTTGGCGGTGACGCCCGACGCCTCTGCAGCCGGCGACTGGACGACCCTTGCTGCCGATCTTCAAACGGCGATCTCGGGCCTCGCCGGCTTTGGCAGTGGGGTCACGGTTGCTTTCACATCGTCGGCTTCGCGATACCGCGTCTTCCGGGTGACCTTTGCCGGTGCGCTCGCTGGCGCCGAATATCAGTTTGATGCCAGCGTCGTGAACACGGCCGAGGCGTCTGCGCTGGTCAGTCATGTGACGATCGGAGAAACGCAGGGTGAGCCGCTCGTGTCGGCATCCCGTGGCGGTTTCGCCGGCATGGCGCTCTACCAGGATCGGGCCGTCTATTTCGCTCCTGCCGCCCGGCCGGCGGCGCTCGCCCAGTCCCAGATCGGCGAGTATTTCAACCTCAATATCGAGGCAACGGCCGATAGTGCGGCGCGGCTGGATGCGCTGCGCACGAGTACCTCTGAAACTATTCTTCAGGTGGTCGACAACACCTATCTCGTTGTCTTCACCGACCAGGCGGAGTGGTTTGCTTCCAATCGCACGATCAACCGAAACGATCCGCTCAACTTCGTGCGTGCTTCGGAGATCGGCTCTCGCAAGAATTGCAGCTCTGCCTCTATCGACGGTCTTTTGTTTTTCGTCTCGCCTGACGGGGGCATCCTCTACTCGATCGTCTATGACGCGGTTTCGACGACTTATACCCCGACGCCTGAAAACGACCTGGCCAAGGATATCCTGCGGCTGATGGCCGACCAGGTCGTGCAGCGTAAGATTGCCGAGAGTACGACGACACGCAACTGGATTCGCCGCGACGACGGGCGTCTCGTGTGTCTGATCGTGAACAAGGCTCGCGAACAGAACATCGTCGCGCCGGCGGAATGGGGCGTGCATGGCGGCGGCCTGGTCAAGGCCCATTGCGTTGACGGATCCGAACAGGTCTGGCTGGTGGTCGAGCGTGATGGCGCTGCTCATGTCGAAGTGCTCGAGGAGCGCAGCGCCAATCTTTTCCAAGCCTCGATCCGCGAAACGACCTCCGGCGCCGGCGTCGTGGGTGGCCTTGCCGTTCATGAAGGTCGGCAGGTCTGGGCGGAAATAGAGGGTGACGTGTATGGACCCTACACCGTTTCGAGTGGCCAGGTCACCATCCCTGAAGCCCCTTCCAAGGCGGCTGTGATCGGGCTCTGGGAACCGCCTGTCTATGAGTGCATGCCGTATTTTCGGGTGCTGCAGGATGACAGCGTCGTCAAGCGACCGGGTGCCGTAAAGGCGGCGGCGCTTTACGTGATCGACACGACCAGCATGGCGATCGCTGCCAATGGCCGTCCGGCCAAGGATGTGCCGCTCAATCGTTTTTCCGACGATCTCTCGGCGCAGAAAACCGGGTTTACCGGCGAAGTGCTGGTCGCCGGACTGAACGGTGTCAGCCGCGCGCCCACAATCACCATCACGCAGAAGCGTCCCGGCCGGTTGCGGCTTCGGGACTACGTGCCGGAGGTCAAGCTTTAATGGCGGAGATGGTCATTGGAATGTTCACGTCGATGCTCGGAGGTGGAACGGCAGCAGCCGGCACCGCTGCAGCAGGCGCCTCGGCGGCCGGGGCTGCCGCCGGCGGCATTTCGGCAGCCACTATCCTGCAGGGGGCAACCGGACTTTTGAGCATGGTCGCATCGATCAATGCCGGCAATGCCGAGGCCGAGCAGCTGAACCTTGCGGCCGACGATGCCGCCCGCGAAGTGCCGCTCGAGACGCTGCAGGGGATCAACCGTCGCTCCTCGATCAAGCAGGCGATGATGGATCAGATCGGCGAGCAGGATGTGGCTTATGCGGCGTCCAGCACCGATCTTTCTTTCGGGACGCCTGCTCAGGCGCGGAAAGAGGCCTTCCGGGAAGCGGATCTCGCGCTCACCAGCGATGTAGGCACGGAACAGACCCGCGTCGCGCGCCTGCAGGAGCGGGAGGCGAGCTATCGGAAGCGGGCCAAACAGGCGAAGTCGGCTGGCAGGCTCAATGCGCTGGTGACGGGCTTCGACACCTTCTCCTCCATGGCGGGTCGCGGAGCGTAACATGGCCAATCAGCGACGCGAGGGCGTTTCCTATCGTACCTTCCGGGCCCAGCCCAATCTGGCCGAGGGCCTGCTCGGCGTGTCCCGCGAGGGTGGCGGCGACCTCGAGCGGCGCATTGCGGCCGGTCTGGCGCGCATGGCCGACAGCTTTGGGCAGAAGGCCGATCGGCAGGCGGCGATCGCCGGCGAACGCGCCGGCCGGCGTGATGCCATGGCGGGTATGCCAGGGCAGATGACGGTTGACGGCGGCGAGGCCGGTACGGCCAGCGTCAACGGCCAGGCCGGGCACGTCGCAGGTGCGCGCGGTGGCGTGCGTGTTTCCCCGCGCGAGGCGAATGAAGCGGCGGAGCAGGCCCGATCTTACCTGATGCAGCAGCATGGCTTGTCTGCCGCACAGGCAAATGCCTTTGTCGGCCATGGCATGCAGGAGAGTGCGTTCAATACTCGGGCGGTTGGCGACAACGGGTCGGCCTTCGGCATCATGCAGTGGCGAGGCGATCGGCAGACCGGGCTCCGTCGATTTGCAGCACAATCCGGCCGGCCCGCCGACGATCTCAAGGTGCAGCTGGACTGGGCCGTCAACGAATTGAAGACGTCCGAAAAGTCAGCCGGCGAAAAATTCTTCGGCTCTTCGGATGTCAGGTCTGCCGTCACGGCCCTGATGGACTATGAACGCCCGGCCGGATGGACGCCGCAAAACCCGACCGCCGGACATGGCTTTGCCAATCGCCTTGCCTATGCGCTGGGGCAGCCTGAGACGAGCGGCGGATCCTACACAGCCATGCCTGAACCGTCTTCGGTTGGCCCCGTCACCGTCACGCCGGTCGATCGGCCGGTGACGATGACGGCGGGCAAGGCCGGCGGCTTCAAGCCGAGCGGATCGGACACGATCTATGGCCGGTCCTATGATGTTGCCGGCACGCGTACCTATCGCGAAGAGCTCGAGCTCACGATGATGGCCGACCAGGACGCGGTCTTCGAGGCCTACAAGGACGATCCGGCCGGGCTGGAAAAGGCCTATAACGAGCTTCTGACTGCGCACCGCAAGGACCATGTGTTCGAAGAGATCGACGCGGATTACAGCCTGGCGTTCCGCAAACGCGCGATGGGCAAGATCGGCCAGGCGAAATCCCTGGCGGAGGAAAAGCGCCAGGTCGCCGATCGCTCCGATTTCATCGGCCGCGTGCAGGAGTTCGAGAACACCAAGAGCCGCTTGCTGGCCGGTTTCGATGGAAACAGCGATGCGGCAGAAACGGAGCTCGCCGCACTGCAGGGCACGATCGACCAGCACTACGACAGCGCCGTGGCGCGCGGCATCATCACGGCCGACGACGCGGCGCGGGCGAAGAAGGCAGGCCGCTCCGACCTGATGACGACGTTCTACACGCGGCAGGCCTCGACGAAGACGGCGGCCGAGATCCGCACCATGCGCGAGGAGATGACGCGCGACTATGCCGAGGGCAAGCTCGAGGGTGTCGATGCCGATGATTGGGACCGGATTTCGGGCGGTCTCGCTGCCGCCGAAAAGGCGCGTGTTACCCAGGACGAGAAATCGAATGCGGACTTGACGAAGCGCGGCGAGGACATGGCCAAGCGGCTTGCGCGCGGTCTGCCGGTTTCTGCCGACGAACTCGCGCGGTTCCAGCTCGATGCAAAGACGGCGCCGGATGGCGCTCAGATCGTCGGTTCGACCCTGTCGCGGCTGAAGGTTTCCGAGGCTGTCCGGACGCTGCCGATCGGCGAGGTGGAAAAGAAGCTGCCTTCGCTTCTCGGCGACAAGGCGACGCCCGAGGATCTCGACTTTGCCCGCAAGACCGTGGCAGAGCATCGCAAGGCGCTGGCGTCCGATCCGATCGGCGTTGCCGAGCGCTTCGGGATACTGCCGCCATCGCCGGCGTTGCCGCTTGATGGGGATGTCGATCCGGCCGCGATCTCTTCCGCCTTCTCCGAACGGGTCAACCAGGCCGACGCGGCTGCGCGGCATTTCGGGGTGACGCCGAAATATTTCAGGCCGGGCGAGGCGGAAACGATCGAGGCGGCCGTCAAGGCCGATCCGGAGCGTGGCCTGTCGATCGCGGCCGGCCTGGTCGATGCTGCCGACCGGAATTCGCCGCGACTGCTGGCGGAGCTCGGCGAGACGGCGCCGGCGCTGTCAGGCGCGGGTGAGATCATTGCTGTCGGCGGCGACATGGCGGCCGCGCGCGATCTGATGGCCGGTTATGGCAAGACGCCTGACGGAAGGGCCTATCCTGACATGGAGCCGAAGAAGCGGATGCCGGAAGCGGAGAAGATTGCAGCGCCGGCGCTCGCCTATTCGCCCGACCAGGTCAAGCGGCTCGACGCCCAGGCGGCGGCGATCGCGCGTAAACGGCTCTATGATGCCGGCATCGATCCCAAGTCTGATGATGCCAAGCCGGTCTACGCCCGAGCGCTCAACGAAGCCGCCGGCGCGAGTTTCGTCGGCGGTGTGCAGTATGGCGGATTCGGCACCTACGATGCAGGCATGTTCTACCGGGAGCGCCCGGTTCTCGTTTCGCCATCCATCCGCGCCGACCGATTCAGCGATGTTGTGGGCGCCATCACCGATGCGGATCTCGGCGGGTTGAAGGCAAAGAATGGTCGCGCCTGGACGGCGGCGGACCTGCAAAAGGCCGTGCCTGTCGCCGTCAAGGGCGGCTATGTGTTTGCCCAGGGCGACCCGCAATCCGCCAATCCTATGTTCGTCGCCGACGACAAGGGCAATCCCCTGCTGCTCGATCTTGCCAATATGGCTCGCCTCAAGGCCCGGGTGCCGGAGGCATATAGATGATCCTGGCAGAGCTCGACCAGCTACCGAAGAGCATGTCGAACGGCCCGGAAAGCTGGTCGGAGGCGTTTGGCAAGGCGGTCTCGACGACGGACCAGGTCATGGTTTCCATCGAGAACATCAATGCCAGCCAGGAGAATTTCCGGGCGTCCTACCAGTCGTATATCGACGAGGTGCGGCAGGCGACGGGTGTGTCGATCGACAATCCCATGGATATCGACATGCGGCGCGGGACCTTCGAGGCCCGGCCCAATCCGACCATGTCGGGCGGGACCGGCGCGGAATGGATCGAGGATCGCAAGCGCGTGGCGATGGAGCGGTTCGAGCAGCAGCGCACGGCGCTGATGAACCAGTATCCGGCCCAGGCGCGGTTGATCCAGCTCGATATCGAGGGCAGGGCGACCAGACGCATGCAGGATGCCGACAAGGCGGCCAAAGAGGCGATGGCGGCGCCGGAGCTCGGCATGGCTGGGCGGTTCGCTGCCGGACTTGTGGGAGGGCTCACGGGCTCGGCCAAGGATCCGTATCAGTGGGCAACCGCAATGATCGGCGGCGGCGCCGGCGCGGCCCGCAGCGTGGCTGGGCGGCTTGGCCAGGTGATGTTGACGGAAGCGCTTGTGAACGGCGGGACAGAGGCTGTTCTGCAGGCAGCAAGCCAGGAGCGCAAGAAGACGGCGGGTCTTGAACACGGCCTTGACGATGCGCTGAAGAATGTCGGGATTGCCGCGACCTTCGGCGCGCTGTTCGGCGGCACCGTACAGGGTGGCGCCGAGCTCGCGCGGATCTACAAGCTCGGCGAGGGTGGGGCCGATATCGCCGCGCGCGTCATCGAGGGGCGTCCGGAGCCGGGAGATGTCGAGACGCTGGCGCGGGCGATGAATGTCGAGCTGACGCCCGATCGACTAGACATGCTGAACCGCAGTTTCGAAGAGCGGGTGCTCGACGATGTCACCATTCCGGCCGATGCCACGCCGGCGCAGATGAAAGTCTATGAGGCGGCGCTCCGCTATGCCGAGGATCCCGACAACAACCTGCCGCCTGATCTCGTCGAGCGGATCTATGCCGAGGAGGAGGCAGGGCGGCTTTCGACGCTGACGGCCGACCAGTACGAACGCGCCTATGGTGGTGACGAGGCGGCGATCGCCGATATCGCCGATACCTTCTTCGCCGAGGATATGGACCAGGCGGGGCGCCGGATCGAGGCGGCGACGGTGCGCGCCGAGGATGCGGCTGTTAGGGCGGAGCGTGCCGGCAACCCTGCTGCAGCACCTGCCCGGGAGGCAGAGGCGCCGACGGCTACAGATCCGATCGAGGGGCAGCGGATCCGGCCGGAGCGGGAGGCGGAGCCCTATGACGATACCGCCATGCGCTATGCCGAGGAGCAGGCGGGCGAGATCCGCGATCCTGAAATCGATGCCGACGGCAATTATCGCAGCCTGTATGAGCTGCTGCCGATCGAGGATGGCGACGGCAATGTGACGCTGATCAGCCCGCGTGAGGCGCTTGCGATCGCCAACCAGGACAATTTCCACGCCGATCTTTTGGAGGCCTGCAAGCTATGAGGCTCGCTTTCGACGACAGCGACATTCGTGATGCCCTTGAGATTGCGGCAGGCACTCGTCTCCGGAGCGGGATCAGCGAGCGAACGACGCCTTCTGACGGCGACATGCGGATCACGGCTCGCGTCATTCTTCTGTTCCTTGAAAACCTCGACGACGAGCTGTCGGTCTCCGAGTTGAGGCGAGCACTTGAAACCTGACCGTCCGGAGCAAGTCTATGACCAAACATGTTCGTGTCGAGAATGCTGATACCTCGAATTTCAAGGTTGTCGTCGAGGTGTGGGACAAAGGACAGGAAGGCGAGCCTGACAAGCTGGCCTTTACTGAACGGCTTGATTACCCCACGGCGATGACCAGCTCGTCCGTCTATCTTACATCGACCCGCTATCTGATCGTCAAGGAAGTGCCGATCGGCGAGTGACCGCAACGCGGCCGCCCTGATGGCGGCCGCCGCACTTCATCCGTTTTTCTAGAAAGTCGGCCGAGATGAGCTTGAGAGACTGCCTGAATTCCGCTGTCGAGCAGGGCGAAATCAATTCGCGCCAGGCAGAGGAGCTGCACCGCTATTACGAGGCGCGGTTCAAGCGCAAGCGCGCCGGCATGACCGAGGCGGAGGCCGCCATGGCGGCACGCCAGGAGGTGGTCGATGCCCTGCGCAGCGAGGCCAAGGAAAAGCGCCGGCAGGTGCTGCTGGCCGAGGCGCGGCGGAAAGAGGTGGCAGAGTTCATTGAGAACTATCGCGACCTGAAGGGCGAGCCCGACCAGCTGGACGCTGTCCTGTCCCTGATGGTGCACAACGGCTACAAGGGTACATTCTCCATGCAAGGGAGGCAGAACGCCATCGTTGCCATGGCACATCGCGACCTGTCCGATGTCATGTATCATTTCCGGCGGTCGAAAGGGCTTGGCCTACGGCACAACACCGTGGACCTACCGGACCTGGCGACCGCACTCCACGGCGAGCCGACCAGCAACCAGACGGCCAAGGCGATGGCCAATGCCCTTGGTGGCGTGCTCGAGGATCTGCGCAAACGCTTCAATGCTGCCGGCGGAAACATCCCCCAGCGCAAGGATCACGGTCTGCCGCACATGCATGACGCTCGTGCCATCCAGAAGATGGGGCGCGACCGGTGGAAGGCCATCATCCGGCCGCTTCTCGATCCGGATTCGATGACAAACCCGAACACGGGCGAGGCGATCGGCGTGGACGGGATCGATGCCTCACTCGATTATGTCTATGAAAGCATCGTCTCCGATGGCTGGGCCCATCGCAAGCCGGAGGCTCGGCGCTTCGGCAAGGGCAAGATCGCCAGCCGCTACCAGGATGCCCGGTTCCTGGTGTTTCGCGATGCCAAGAGCTGGCTCACTTATAACGAGCAGTTCGGCAAGAAGGATGTCATCCAGACGATTTTCGGCCATATCAACAATCTGGCCGGCGATATCGCCGCGATGGAGCGTTTCGGCCCGAATCCGGATGCAACGGTTGAATGGGCAAAGCAGGCTGTGCGCGGCGAGATCGGCAAGCGGCAGGCAGCCGGCGTGCCGATCGAGGGTGTGAAAGTGCCGGGTATGTCGGCCGGGAAAGCGGCCGATTACCGGATCGACAGCCTTTGGAAACAGATGCGCGGGCGCGGCACGGTCTGGGATGCGCCGGCGCAGGTTGCCGGCGATATCCGCAATTTGGCCACCTCGGCCATGCTCGGCTCCACCGGCATCCTGGCGGCTGCGACGGATCCGTTCGTCTCGGCCGCAGCGCGCCGGCTGGCAGGACTGCCGGTCACTTCGACGATGATGGGGATGCTGAAACGCTTCGCCCAGGACGGCGATCGGCGGGCCATGGCGCGCCGGGCGGTGATCTGGGATGACTACCTGCATGCCGCCAATGACAAAGCCCGGTTCGTCGACCAGATGTTCGGCAACGAATGGAGCCGGTATCTTACCGACCGCGCGTTGACCTGGAATGCGCTGATCCCGCTCACCGATGCACGGAAGCGTGTCGAGGCCGGCGCCTGGCACGAGACGTTGGGCGGCTATGCTGAAAAGGATACCGACTGGATCGACATGCCCGACCTTCTCAAGAAGACGATGGAGGGTTTCGACATTACGCCTGACGACTGGCACAAGATGCGATCAGGTGTCGACGATCTCGGCTTTCTCGATCCCGGCGGGGTCTATCAGAAGACGGGGGATCTACGTCTTGCCGAGAAGTATGCCGAGCTGATCACGCAATGGTCCGAACGATCTGTTCCGGCAGGCGACCCGCGCATCAAGAGCGTGCTGACCGGCGGGACGCAGCGCGGCACGATCCTTGGCGAGGTGGCCGAATTTGGTTCGCAGTTCCTGTCCTTCGGCATGAGCTTTACCGCGCGCCAGCTCGAGGCGATCTTCGTCTATTCGATGCTCGGCCGATCGGGCGGCGGCAGGGTGGCGCGGGGCGGCTGGTATTTCGCATCGATGGCGATTCCGCTGATGCTGGGGGCAGCCTTCTACACGCAGATTTCCAACGTGCTGAACGGCAAGGATCCAGAGGACATGAACCCGATGACGAACCCCGGCTTCTGGGGCAAGGCCTTCGTGAAGGGGGGTGGCGGCGGCTTGTTTGCCGACTTCGTCAATCGTGCCGAGAACCAGTTTGGGCAGAGCTTCGCCGAGACGCTGCCCGGGCCTGGTGCGAGTTTCGTCGGCGACACGCTCGATGTCACGCTGCGCGCCATCCGGGCGATCATTCCCGGCGGGGAGGATCAGAAGCTCGGCCGGACAGCATCAAAATATGTCGGGCGCTATACGCCTGTTCTCTCGTCGCATCCGGCGACCAGGACGGCCTATCGGCGAATGTTTGTCGACCAGCTTCAGTGGCTGACCGATCCGGAGGCCGAGGAGAGCTTCAAGGCACAGAAGCGCCGGGCCTCGTCGTGGTGGGAACCCGGCGCAATGACGCCGAACCGGCTGCCGGATCTTTCGACAGCCGGAGGCGTGCCAGAATAGGTGGAAATCCGTTGCTGGCTGTGCTTCAATCCAGGTGCGTATTTCAGGGGGATTTCATGCTTCGGACCATTTTGATCGCCGCGCTGGCGGTTCTTTGCGGTTGTGTTGCCCAGCCGAAAGGCGTCTTCCACGAGGCAAAGAGCGGCCTTCGGGTCGATTCGAATCCTGCCTTGCTGGCGCGCTTTCAGCAGTCGCGGGTTATTTGCGACGGGGAGGCGGCCCAGGCGGCGCTCGTTTCGACCGAGAAAGACCGATACACCCATTCGCTGAATGTAAATCTGGTCTATGATGCCTGCCTCGCCAAGGCTGGCTATCTGCGCCGCTGATCCCACTGAACGCTTTAACCGCGCGCGTAGCCTTGCCTGATCGATCTCAGGCGAGGCTTTCATGGCGCAACCCTATCCAATTTCCCGCGAGACGCGCGAAGAAGAGGTCAATATTGGTAGTGGCGTCGCCACCTATGGGCCGTTCGGTTTCAAGATCTTCGATGTCGACGACGTCGATGTCTATACTCGGCCGGTGAGCGGTGGCGGCTGGTCGCTCGCCACCGTCACCGTGACCAAGACTGCAGGGGCGGTGCTCGACACATTCTCGATTACGTTTCCGGCTCCGCTGACCAGCGATTCCCAATACAAGGTGTTGGGAGCGCGGGTCTATGAGCGATCTGCAGGGGTCACCAAAGGCACAAGGCTAGATCCGGATGCCCTGGAGCGCGAGCTTTCAAAGATCGCAGCGACACTGCAGGAGCTAAGGCGCGATGTTAATCGCGGGGTGCAGGTTCAGTTCGGCGCCGGATATGCCGTGTCCGACGAGGTTGCGGACGGCGACACGCTGATGAAGTCGGGCAACAGCCTTGTACCTGGTCCGAACTCTGCAGTGATCGTCAACGCCCAGGGATTCGCCACGGCAGCCGGCAATTCCGCCACGGCAGCCGGCATCTCCGCCACGGCAGCCGCAACGGCCAAGACCGACGCCGAGACTGCCCGGGATCTTGCGGCGAAATTTGCGACGCATCCGGAAGACAGCGTCGTTACCGGCGGGCTCTATTCGGCATTTCACTGGGCGCAGAAAGCGGTGGCCGTGGTGCTGGCGGGCCTGGTCGATCTGTCGGTGACCACGATCAAAATCGCCAATGGAGCGGTAACCCAGGCTAAGCTGGCGGCAGATATCGTAAGCGGATGGTCGGCGAAATCGTCCATGCTGGATGCCGACCAGTTTCTAATCGGGGACAGCGCAGCGTCGAATGTGGCCAAGAAGATCACGCTCGCGAACGTGATTGCGTCTATCTTCAACGGCACAAGGGCCATTGGCAACGGCGTGTTCCTGGCGGCTACGTTTGCTTGGCAAAACGCCGGGGGGTTCAAGAGGACTCAAAACATCACTGGGCATACTGCCGATCGGGCGACAAATTGGCCAAACGGCGATGTGACAATCCCGGCGGGGACGCTGATTACTGGGGCAGATGTAGCGGTGAATGTTGCGGCTGCTTCGGGCGGGAGTGTTGGCTCCTACATGCTTGGTGCTCCACAAAGCGGCGTTGCTCATGCCCTCGGAGATACAATTGCAGGGAGCAGCTTGCGACCCTCAAACACCGGTTCAGCTACAGGGCCAACACAATCTGGAACTTGGCGGTGCATGGGGGTCACGGCTGCGTCTGCCGTCTCGTCACTCTGGCTGAGGATTTCTTGATGACCTGCAATTTTCGAAACCCTGTCTATTCCTCTGCAGACGGTCAGCAGATCGACATGGAGATTGAGCATCCCGTTTGTGGGTGGATACCGTTCACGGCCCGACCTGATGATGTGGAGCAGCTCGGTCGAGACTTGTATGCAGTGGCTTTGCTTGGTGAAGTTGGGGCTTATGTCGCGCCTCCGCCACCGCCAATCGAGGACTACGAGGCTGCGATTCAGGCCCGTGTGGACCAGACTGCCGTATTGCGCCAGTTCCGCGACGGAGTAACGCTCGCCTCCTATGTCGCATCGACGAACATCCAATGGGCGGCAGAAGCGCAGGCTTTCATAGGCTGGCGCGATCAGGTGTGGGCTTATGCATATCAGGAGATGGCCCGAGTGCAGGCCGGCGAGCGAGCACAGCCGAGCGTGGTCGAGATCCTTTCCGAGCTGCCTGACGTCGTCTGGCCGTGACCACTCGCATTTGACGGCACCCGCCGGCGCTTACACTCGGCTCCAGTCACAACCAGGCTGGAGCCTTTTTCATGGATCGCGGCATTTTCTTCGATGAGGCGCGGAAGCGGCTAAAGGTCAAGACACTTAGCCAATCGCAGGTTGACGGCTTCGAGTTCCTGATCACCTATGCTCTCAACCGCCGTACGCCGCTGATGTGGTTCGCTTACATCCTGGCCACATCCTGGCACGAGACTGGCCGGACAATGCAGCCGGTTCGCGAGACGCTGGCGGACACCGATGCCAAGGCCGTTGCCCGCCTCGATCGGGCGTTCAAGGCTGGCAAGCTCGGCAGTGTGTCTAAGCCCTACTGGCGGTTCGACCAGGACGGCAAGACCTGGCTCGGCCGGGGCTTGGTGCAGATCACCCACAAGTACAATTACGAGGTGATGGATTCGCTAATCCCAGGCGCGGATCTGGTGAAGGATCCGAACCGGGCGATGCTTCCGGAGATCGCGGCCGAGATCATGTTCACTGGCCTTGAGCTCGGCAGCTTCACCCGGTTTGGGCTCAAAGACTTCGTCGACGTCATCGATGACGACGATGCCAAGGACAGGGCTGAATTCAAGGCTGCTCGAAAGACCGTCAACGGGCGGGACAAGGCAGACAAGATCGCCGACTACGCCATCGCGTTTGAACATGCGTTGCGGGTCGCCGGTTACCCGGAAATCCCGGTGCCAAAGGCTTCGGCGCCAGCGCCGGCGCCTGTCGTACCGCCTCCGCCCGCGCCGAAGCCGGCGGAGCCTGTACCCACGCCGGCGGCGATCGAGCGCCAACCTGCCACGGCGAACTGGCTTGAGGCGCTGCTCATGACGCTTGCGAAGATCTTCGGAGGGACAAAGTCATGACGGCATCTGTCATCGGGCCTGTTGCCCGCATTCTGATCCGATATCTCTCGATGGCGCTAATGGCCAAGGGCTATTTCAGCCAGGAGACGGCCGACGCCCTCATTGTCGATCGCGATCTGCAGCAGCTCGTCGAGATGGGCCTCGGCCTGGCAATGGCCACTGCAACCGAGGTCTACTACAAGCGCGCCCTCAAGCGAGGCTGGCGCACATGACGCGGCTGGCAATCCTCGCCGGCATCGCGATCGCCGGCGGCCTGTTACTCGCCTTCGCGTTTCACCACGGCGCGGCGGGTGAAAAGGCAAAGACGGCGGCTCGCGAGGCGCGCGAGCTGACCGAGCAGATCAAGGACAGGAGCCTTATCGATGACCAGGTTGAACGCATGTCTGCTGCTGATCTCTGCGCTGGCCTTGGCGGGCTGTGGCACGACGGGAAGTGTGAATGACGGGGCGGGTTATGCCCTGATGACGCCGACGCCGGCGACGCGGGCCTTCATCATCGAGCAGGACCCGCCGTTCGCCCGCCAGGTCGTCGGGCACAACGCTCAATGCAGGACCGATCCACTCTGCCGGAAGGGGAAATGACATGGCCATTCTCTACAACCTGCTTGGCCTGAACATCCTCTGGGCCTGACGGGATGGACGCCACAAACCTCATCCTCGAGCAGCTGCGCGGCATCAAGACCGACCTCGCCGACATTCGCCGCGACGGCTCCGAACGGGGCCGCGACATCTGGAAGAAGCTGAACGACCAGGACCGCGAACTCGCGCTTCTGGGGCATAGATTTGGCAAGCTCGAGGAGAGCGTGACAGGGCAGGCTTCGACGCTCCAGAAATACCAGGACCTGCACAAACAGGCGCAGGGAGCCGGCTGGCTCGGCCAGCGCCTGTTGCGTTTCGGGATCGTCATTCTCGGCTTTGCTGGATGGATCTATGCGAGCTGGGCGACGATCGTGGGGGCGCTGAAATGGATCATCGGCCGGTGACTGCGGGCAACATTCCGGGCGCAGTCGCATGGGGGCAAGTCGCTGAAATAGTTAAGGTTTTATGTAACTCTTAATCAGCGGGTCGTAGGTTCGAGCCCTACATCACCCACCATTTCAATGCCTTAGACTTCAGGGGATTGGGCGTCAGAGGCTTGGTTGCAAGCCTTGTGTTTTGGTCACATTCCAATGTCAGCTGGTGAAATTTGGCAGACGTACTAGGTCTGGTCCTTCCTGTGGATTGCTGTGAATAACTCCTAGCCTGCCGGCAGAACCGAACTGCTCTGACGTGGGCGCGCTAAGGCGGCCGGGAGTTGGCAACCTTTCCGCCCCGGTTTCAGAAAAACAGGTTTTCCATGCGCATACTTATTGCAGGAGCCGGCATTGCCGGGCTGGCCGCCCGCCGGGCTCTGCTCGTCGCGGTTTCTCGGTGAGGCTAGTCGAGCGAAATCAGAATGCCGGTATCGGTGGTGCCGGCCAATTCCAGCCCAGGAACGGTACGGGCGATCTGCGATCTCGGCCTCAGCGACGCTGACTGCCGTGGATACGAATGCCTACTGGCAGGGTGCCTCTCCATGCCGCACGATCCGTTGATCCGATCTCTGACAATTGCTCGCCGGCGATACGCACGACATCGAATACCGTGAGATTCTCGACATCTTCAACCACAACCGAGGCTGCCGGGTGTTGTTCAATGACGGCAGGGTTGATGACTTCGATCTGGAGGTTCCGGCTGACGGGGGCAGTTCCGCGATGCGCGGAATGACGTTCTCACAGGATGTCCGCCCCGAGTATGTCGGCAATGTCTGCTGGCGCTGCATCGTTTCGAACAGCTGCAATGTGGACGAATGGTCCGTGATGCTCGGGCGGATCTGAGCCTTCTTGGGAAGCCGATCTCCGAGGACGAGCTTTACCTCTATGCAGACATGTCGGTCGATGCCAGTGCTGCTCGCACGTTCGACCATACGACGCCTCTGCTTCCACTCTTCGGTGGGATCGCCGGTCCGCTGCGTCCGGCGCTTGAACGCGCGTCCGAAGCAGTCGTTCACTGCGCAGAGCTCGTTCGCCTGCATTTGGACAGCTGGTGTCGGCACCGGGTCGTGTTGATCGGATACGCTGCCCAT